GAATCAGCGCGTAATCGAGCTCGATGCCCTGATGATTGCTGACGCAGCAATACTCCAGGTCGATGAGCTGATGAATTACTACGACATTCGTCAGATCTACACCAAAGAGCTGGGCCGCTCGCTTGCTTACGAGTATGACAAGCGTGTTGCACGTATCATTTATGCAGCTGCTAACAACAGCACCGAGCCTCTGGCGAAGAATCCGCTGAACGCGGGTCGCACCGGCAACATGATTGACCTTGGCTCTGACAAGGCAACCTTTGATGCCAAGACTCGCCAGGCTCGTGGCGACGAACTGGTTGAGGCCATCTTCCAAGCACGTGTTGACTTCGAGTCAAAAGATGTGCCGATTGACAACATGTATGCCGTCTTTTCTCCAGACGACTATTACTCAATCACGCAATCTTCGCGCGCGATCAACGTCGACTTTAACGGTGGCGGTGGTGCTAATGGCACGATTGCAACTGGTGAAACTGCACGAATTGCTGGCATTCCTCTCTATTCCAGCAACCATGTCGCGCAGCCTGCGTACACCCTGGTCGCTGGTGACTACAACACCGATTACGCGCAAGACCTTTCCAAGGTTCGCGGTCTGATCTTCCACCGCGACGCTGTTGGTGTTGTGTCTCTGCTGAGCCCTTCTCTGCAGATGACCGGTTCGGAATTCCGTGTTCAGTATCAATCTGATTTGCTCGTGGCTCGTCAAAGCCTGGGTATGGGTCAGCTTCGCGCTGAGTGTGCTTGCGCCATTCACACCACCTGATCATCTAGCTACCGTTTGGTTGCTGGACGAACACGGGGAGGGGGGCAGCTACGGCTGGCCCCTTTTTTCGTGCTCCGTCAGAATGCACTCAACGACCCCGTAGATGAAAGATGGGCTTAAAGCAGCAGGAGAAGGCCCAGGGGAGGACGACCCTGCTGGATGCCGTCAATGTTTGCTTGGAGAACATTGGCGAGCAGCCTGTCGACAATCTCGACAACGAGCAGATCCAAGATGCTCGCATCGCTGAGCGCACCATCCTTGAGATCCACAAGGAAGGACAGACCAAGGGTTGGAGCTGGAATACCGAATACGCCTATCCGTTTCAGCGCAACAGCACGACAGGGGAAATCGAGACTGCTGACAACGTCGTTCAATTCAGCGTCAACCGGTATCAGTACAACGGTCGCTATCAGTTGCGTGGCACGAAGGTTTACGACCTGCTGAATCGGTCGTTCATCCATCCCTCCACCACCGCGGAGCTGAAGGCTGATGTGATCTTCCTGTTGCCGTGGGATGAGGTGCCGGAGGCCTACAACCGTTGGGTCACGGTTCGAGCGGCACGGATCTTTGCTGATCGCACTTTGGGTTCTGAAGCGTTGTTCAGATACACCGCGAAGGATGAGGCCGATGCCCAGGCCGAGCTTGAGCGGGTTGAGCTGCAGCAGGAGGCGCCAAACATGCTCAGCGGTGCATACGCATTCCCCACTTACCAGCCGAACACAGGGCTGATGAACCGTCGAGTGGCTAACGGCTACAGCATTTTCTGATGAAGAACGTCGCCGTCACCATCCCCAATCTCATTCAGGGGATCAGCCAGCAGCCAGATGCTCAGCGGGATCCCAGTCAGGGGGAGATCCAAATCAATGGCGTGTCGTCAATTGCTGAGGGCTTGCGAAAGCGAGACAGCAGCAGGACGTTGGCCAAGGTCAGCGACACCGCCTTTGGTGATGCCTTCTTCCACACGATCTTGCGTGATCAGCAGGAGGAGTACATCTCAGTCATTACCAAGACTGCGATCAAGGTTTTTGACCTGGAGGGGACTGAGCAGACGGTCACTGCTGACGCGAATGCTTTTGATTACCTAGACACTGTCACTGATGCACGGCAACAGATTCGTGCTGTGACCATTGCCGATTACACCTTCATCACCAGCACGGTGAAGGCGACAGCGATGGATTCAGCCACTGCGCCAAAAACCGCAAGGCCTAACCCGCATGAGTGCTTGGTCTGGGTGAAACAAGCGGCCTACGGCAACGAATACAAGCTGACGGTTAACGGCAAGACCGCAACGGTGCAGACCCCTGTTGCTGCTGTCGTCACCAGCGGTAGCACCGTGACAGAGAACCGGATCAGCTCTGAGGACATTGCCGAAAACCTCAAGAATGCTCTTGGCACTGCTGGCCTGACTGGTTACACAATCACCCGTTCAGGTTCTGTCCTTTGGATTCGGGGCAACAGTGCGATCACGGTGTCAGCCACTGACGCCAAGGCCAACGCAACGATCACGGCAATCCTCGACGAGGTGCAGGTCTTCACTGAGCTGCCAACGATTGCGCCTGTGGGCTATCAGGTGCAGATCACGGGTGATCCGGGCACCAACTTCGACAACTATTACGTCGAGTTTGAGCCTCGTAGCGGCAGCTTTGGTGAGGGTGCATGGGCCGAAACCGTGTCGCCTGGTGTCGAGTACAAGCTCGATCCCCTGACGATGCCGCACGTCTTGATTCGCAAGACCGATGGCACCTTCTGGTTTGGTGCTGTCAATGGCCAAACGGTGGCGGGCATTCCTGGTGGCGTACCCACTTGGGGTGAGCGCGTCTCAGGTGATTACGACACAGTCCCTGACCCATCGTTTGTTGGTTATGCGATTAACGACATCTTTATCTACAAGAACCGACTCGGATTCTTGGCTGATGAGAACGTTGTGCTCAGCCGGGTTCGAGAGTTTTTTGAGTTCTTCCCGGAGACGGTCACAACAGTTCTGGATACTGATCCTATTGATGTTGTGGCTAGCAACAACCGGGTCTCCGTTCTCCGCTACGCGGTCCCGTACCAAGACGAACTGATTCTGTTCTCAAGTCAGATCCAGTTCAGGTTCAATGCAGCGGAGACTGTCCTGACGCCAGCGACAGCGCAGATCACGGTGCTGACTCAGTTTGACGTTGACGTGAACGTCAGGCCCCAGCAGGCAGGTGGCGGCATCTTCTTTATGCAGTCGAATGGCCAGTGGTCGCAGATGCGTGAGTTTGCCGTTCGCGGTGCGGGAACTGCGCTGACTGCCGATGCAGCGGATCTCACCGGCTATGTGTCGTCTTACATCCCAGACGACTGCTTCAAGTTGACGATCAACGATGCAGGCAATGCTGCTTTTCTGATCAGCTCCAAGAACGTCACAGGGTTTAGTTCAACGGACTATCGCAAGCGGATTTACACCTACAAGTGGTTTCTGCGGAATCAAGGCTCTGGCGCTGAGCGTGTGCAGAACAGTTGGAGCTATTGGGAGTTTGGTGCAGATCAGGTGCTGCAGATCGTCTGCATTCGGGAGGTGCTTTATTGCTTGATGCAATACGGCACGAAGGTTTATCTGGAAGCGATCTCGGTGCTGGATCGTGCGGAGGAGGCTGTCTTCGCTCCATACCCATTGCTGCTTGATCGGCTGCATGGCACGACGACTGCAACGCCAGCAGGAGTGCGGATGGACAAAGGCGTGTATGACGAGCAGAACGACGAGACCACTTTCACGCTCAAGTACGAAGCGACGAATGAGGTTCAGGTTTGGTCTGCTTACAACATGACCCTGACGAACAAAGCGGGTCCGGTTTACCTCGGGTCAACCAGTACCGGCACAACAGTCACGACTCGTGGCGATTGGTCGCAAGAGGAAGTTTGGGCTGGGGAGAAATATCAATTCCGCTATCGCTTCTCACGGTTCAAGCTGATGCAAGACATTGGTGGGGGCAAAGCGCCACGCAATGTCATCCGCACCCAGGTGCGGCAGGCGAAGCTTGGTTATCACGAGACCGGGTTCTTCCAAGCGAAGACTTACCCAGAGCATCGAAAGGAAGGTCTCTACACCTATGACGGGACGGTTGTTGCAGTAAGGGGTGCATCAATTGGTCGTCCAGCGCAGATGACTGACCAGATTCCGCGTTATTACGAGGGCGTATTCAACATCCCGATCATGGGTCGTGGTGACCGCGTCCTGGTGGAGCTACTCAACGACACCCCACACCCCTGCAAGTTCAGCACGGTGGAGTGGATCGGGATGGTCACTAGCCGTTCAGGAGCGAGCTAATGCGGTGGGTTCAGAAGCCGGATGCTGAGCACATAATTGCTGTCGCTGAGAACCTCAGGCCAGCAGACGTAC